AAGGACGCCGGGTCCGCGAAGATGATCCGCCGCGCTGTGTAACCAATCGCAACGACCCAGTGGCCATCCTTCCACAGGAGCCGGTAGGGCTTCGAGGACGTTCGGTACGCCTGGATCGCAATAAGTGTGGGGTAGCCCCGGTCGATCATTTCCCGCAGGTTATCCGGTCGCATCTTGCCTGGGACGACGGGCAGCCCGTAGTGGTCGAACACTCGAAGGACGCCGGCACGCGAGGTCCCTTCCGTCTTGGTCGTGCGGGCTAGCTCGATCACGCGATCTTCCCGCTCGTAGACCCCGGCGAACGCCAGCATGTCCAGCAGGGCGTCTGACCCGCAGTCATAGCCGCCGAACTGCCGATTCCGTGGGACCTTGAGTATCTTCATTCCGGGCCTTAGCTAAGTTTCAAGAAACCCGCACGGGTTTCGAGGAAGTCCAACATGATCCGACGAAAAGTGGGATACGCTGCGTACCCTGCCTCGCGCGCACTACCGTAGGAACGCTGAGAAAACAGACTGGTGCCGGCCGGGCAGTGAATCACGAATTTGTAACGATCACTGCCCTTAGGACGCACAAGTACGACGCTCGCGTCAAGACGAGGAGGCGCGCTGAACATCTTCGCAAAGTGATGTTTGTTCTGACAAGGTAGCCAATCCGACGACCACGTCTCTGCAAGCGCTTCAATAAAACGCTGATAGGCAGGTTTCGTCAGCGACCAGGCCGACCACTTTCGTTCAAGTTCGTCCCTGCACGCCTGCTCCTCTTCTTCTCGCTTCACTTGGGCCTTGTACGCCGCCAGCCATTTCTGGTCCTCCTCGGCATCTCGCTGCTTCTGCTCTTTTAGCGCGAGCGATCTCGCTCGTTCCGCCGCAACTTGTTCCTTGATGAATTGTCTCTCTAGCTCGTCGGCATCGACCTGGGCCAACAAGCTCGCACAAGTGCTGCCAACCATGTAACTCACGGGCCAGTCTGGGTGTTCGATAACGTGAACATAGCGGTGCCATGTGTGGCACAGATCACACTGCCGGCCACCGGGCAAGTCATGCGGCCCGTTGTAGTCACTTTTATACGGGCCGGCATCAAGTATCTTTTCCCACTTCCACGATTCCTGCGGGAATCCTGCGCTGATTGCAGACAGCCACTTCGGTGATTTGAGATCAATCATCGTTGGTCCGTAGTGATGTAGCCGGGGACATCCTTGAACTTGTAAAATCGCTCCAGGCCGAGTCGTGTCTCTTCAGAGTCCGCCTTGCTGGCGTAGGGTCCGCAGTCCTGGCAGTCCGGGATGACGCATTGGTAAGTTGCAGCACAGTTATTCCGGCCACCTAAATAGCTCCACTTCCTTTGACTGAGGTACTCGTAGTCACAGTCGTCTACGGTTGTTACCTTGCCTTGGGTGAGAGGAATGATTTTCATTTCTCGCCCCAGTTCGCAACACGTTTTTTCCAGCCCATACTGATTAGCGGAACTTGCGGGCGGAAACTCGCCACGTTCTCGTTGACGCACTGGGCGACGGACTCCGTCATCTCGGGTGTCGTGACGGCAGCGATTTCGTCATGCACTTGAAGAGGAGCGACGTGCCAGGGATGCACGCCCACCGGCTGAAGGTCCCACACCTTACGCTGGACCTTCTTGGTGATCTCGGCACCCGGCGACTGAATCTCGTGGTTGGCAGCGGCTCGCATACTGGCCGCCTGAATACCGAAGGCAGCGCCGAACAACGCGCTGGAGACCGCACCGTAGGCCAACTGGACCCGATCCCGGCGGACGACCTTCACTCGGCAGTCTTTCCACTCTTTGGGCGGCTTGTGCGCGAGGTCGAAGAGCGCCTTGCAGACCTTGTTTTCCAGCGTGAAGTAACGCCGGAAGCCGAAGAAGGTCTCGCAGAAGTCGGCCGGCTCGTGCCAGACGACCTGCTTTCCGTCGATCTGAACCATCGAGCAGAATGCCTTGAACACGCGGTCTCGCCACGCTTTGACCAGCTTGTACTTACTGAGCAACTTCTCGATGGCACTCTTGGCATTCTTCTCCTCGACACCCAGCTTTCGCATTAGGGTCTGGAAGGTGCCACCGTAGAGAATCGAGGCGAAGAAGCCCTGCTTGCCCTTCGTGTACCGATCATCCTCGGTGTTCTTCGTCGCGCAGATTTCGTCATAGGTCATGTCGGGGTACATGAGCGAGCCGAAGATACCGTGAATCTTCAGGCCACTCAGCAGGTCCGCGTGTAGGTCGGGGTCCTGGCAGACAGCGTCGGCAATCGTCACCTCGAATGAATCGAAGTCACCGATGCTCAGTTCCATGCCATCCCACGCCAGGGGGAACATACGCCGCACGTCAACCGTGTGCTTGATCCCGTGTGCATTGAGCCCATCCGCTCCCGACATACGCGATGACAGGGTGCCGATCACGTTGAACGAGGCGTGTAGCTTGCCAGCCCGCAAGAGTTTGGTGTATAGCTCGATCTCTTTGCCGGCGATCTTGATGGTGAGAAGCTCGGCCGCCCGAATGGCCGCCGGGTGCCGACCGGGTTTGAGTGTGCCGGTGCCACCGCAGCGGAGGCAGCCTTTGCCCTCGCACTTCGAGCACTCTTCCTCTTCGGTGATGATCCACTTGGCAATGGCTTCCAGCTTCGCCTTGCGGGTGGTCTCCTCAATGAACATCATCTCCGTGGCATCCATGCACTCGCCGAGATACCACCGCACCTGCGGGGGCTTGTTGCAGTTGATCGGCGAGGCGGCGACGATCTCCCTGGCCTTTGCCATGAGGGCCTTGATGCCGGGGATGTCGATCTTGAACCCGTGCCAGCGGACGGAGGCCACCATGCAGGCCAAGATCGAGTCGTTGTCGTCGGGCGCTGGGTAGCCGAAGTGCTTGTCCAGGTCGCGGGTGTAGGTGATGTCGTCCTGGGCGTACTCCCGCGCGTCTGGGCGGGTGTGCCAGTGGTCAATGTGCTCTTTGATGACTGCCGGCCAGGCGTGACCGACCAGCTTGGGTTCCTTCCGCTTCGGGTCCATCTTGTAGACGGCCCATCCCGCGCTGGGGGTGCTCGTGGCCAGGGCCGTGGGTGCGTAGCCAAGCTCTTTGGGCCGGGTAGCGGGCTCAATGTCTTCGTAGTGATACTTGGGTTTGACCTTCAAGACATATTCGGCGAGGAACTTGAGACCGCCGGCCGGCGCGAAACGAAGCACGACATCCTTGAAAACCTTGTCTAGCTCGCCATCGGTCTTCTTCCTATCGAAGACGTTCCAGCGAGGGGCGTTCTTGGCTGATCGCTTGGCAAAGTAGATGCCATCGAACTCAATGCGGTGTTCCAACTCTTCGGCCAGGGCGTAGGCCAAGGCGGTTGGCACCCGGCGGATGCGGATGTCTTCGCGGGCCATCAAGGATTGCATAGGACCCTTGCGGCTGTGCAAGAGCAGGTCCAGGGCACCCACTGGCTTGACGCAGGGGCCGTCCTGGGCCTCAGCTTCCTTTAGGGCGATCTCGTCAATGTGCTCCTCGGGAATCCAGTTCCTCGGGCACAGCCGGAAGATCGTGTAGCATTTGCAGAGGTGCCACCAGTCGAACACCAGATTGAAGCCCACGACGGTGTGCTTGCACATCCATTCGATCAGGTCCAGGGTCTCGCCGACGGGGCGCTTCCAGACCTCGTGGAGCGTGATCGGGCCATCCCCGATGGCATACTGGATCAGCGTGACGAAGCCGTACAAGCCGCACGTCTCGACATCCTCGTAGAGCTTAGTCACTTGGTCTTCTTCTTTCGCTTCTTCTTGCCGTAGGCAGCCGCCCACCGGCGCGCCCATTCTTCCTGGCTGATCTGCATCGGTCGTCGTTTGTCGCCTTTGCCGTTGCTCATGCTTTTGTCTCGAACGGGTAATCGACCTGGAGGAATTGCGGTTGCAGCGGCGCACCAAACGTAAGTTGCAGCAGCCACACCTTTCGAGTAAGCAGAAGCCGAAGGCACTCCCGCCAGGAGAGCTTCCAGCAGGAGATCACGGTCCCTTTTGGTGTTCGGTACGCCGGCAGCGGAAAGTATTCCGGCTGACCGCCGCCGTAGACGACGTTGTGACTGGGAAAGCTGATTGGTTTCATAGGATTAGGTCTCGTCGTGTGATTGGTCGGTGCAGGGGTCGCATTCAACTACGGGTGTGTCATCCCCGTGAATGTCAGAAGCATAAGGATCGGGGTGGGGGATCGCCGCCTTACCCACCAGCCGGCACCCACAGCCAACACAAAAGCCGACCAGCCGCCGCAAGTCCTTGCCCGCTGGGCGGAACTTTTCCCTGTTGACGCTCTTACCCTTGTAGTAAAGCAGACCGTTCTTAGGCATCGTTCTCTCCCATGTCTTCCAGCTTTCCCCTGGCGGCCAGCCCCTCGTCGAAGGCGTCGTCCAGTTGGTCCTGAATCGCTGCCAGGGCCGCATCGTCTTCAGCGCCCAGCGTGTCGAGTTGAAGTTCCATCTCGCGTTCCTGGGCCAAGGCGCAAATCTTCCACAGTTCACCAACTAAACGGGCACGCTCCAACGCAATGCGGGAGCGTGCCACCAGAAAACAGGCGACGACGACAAAAATGGTAATCACGGTAAGTTCGGGCATGGGTATCTCCTGCATACGAGTCGAAGCTGAGGGCATCTGTTGCCCCCGCTTCCGTCGTATAGATACCGGAGCCGACCGGATTGTGTGACGTATGAATAATCCGAATAATCGGAATAATCGTTAGTCCGGGTCGGGATTCTTGGCCTCACACACCAGGGTGAGCACCTTCTGCCTGACTCCGTCGATGCAGTCTTCCCAGCCGACGAACCGACCGGCAACGTCATTGGCGAGAAGCTCGGCGATCTGCTTAGCGATCCCAAGCACGACGGACTTGGCCAGTAGCTCGCCACGTCGAATCTTGGCCGTCTCGGCAGCGTGCGACAGTTGCCCGATGGCTTTGCAAATCTCCACCGCAAAGTGTGGCTCGCCCCTATTCAGGGCTTGATCCTGGAGAAAGCGCAGCACACCGAGTTCCATTTCCAACCCAGTGGGGTTGTCGGTATCGGTGAGTTCTTGCAGGCGCTGTTGCTCCTGCTCGTCTTGCAGTTTATAAATCTGAACCGGGTACATATATCCTCTCAGTCATCGAACCACGTCCACTCGCGCTTGGTAACGATGGACCTGACCATTTGCTCAATAAGCACCGTTTCCAACTCGGTGGCAGCGCTGGCCGCTCTTACTGACGGGTAGTGTTCGACCTTTCCATCCCTGCGCATCCGGCCAACTGGCCGACATGGCTGCAATCGCTTCTGCGTAGGATACCGAAAGGGACGCCATATTCGTAACAACCACGGAGGCGCGATAAGCTCGTCCCCTGTGGTCAGAGTGTTAATCTGACGAACGCGCACATCCACAAGTTTCCTCACAAACGGAAACGTCAGCGGTACGTACTTGCCCAGCGACCTCTCCGCGACTTCTTGCGGCTTCAGGTGTAACGCATCAAGTTCTCGGAGCCACTCTGCCCAGCGGCTCCGACTCGCGTTCCTTACCGACCACAAGGCGGCCCACACGGGACCGTCGGGAACTTTGCAGTGGCCAACAATTTTTGGCAAGCGGTCCCGGTCACGCGGATCAATCAACTCGAACACGCGGTACGTCGCTCGGTTAAACATTGGCAAAGTGCCAAAAATGCGTTTGTGTCGTCGTTTCCTCATCGCACGATCACGAGAGCGCTCGGGATGCCGCTGGTAAAAGCGTTTCTGTCTCGCCCGGTTGCTCAGTCGGCGCTCTTCGTCAGTTGGCACAGTCGTTTAAGCTCGCCGGGGTCAAACCGCAATTCGTCTTCCGAAGTCAGTTCCACGTAAGTGCCGACCGGGATAAGCAACCGGATCGCACCGTCGGAGTCCTTTCTTGATTTGATTAGGTGGTAGTCGATGGTCTCTGCCATCTCACCGTCCCGCCAGATTTCAACGCTGAGCGGTTTGAGTTTGGCCATGAATGATTCTCCAGCAGCACTGCTTGAACTTCTTGCCACTACCGCACAGGCAAGGTTGGTTTCGTCCAACCCGAATGAGCGCGTTACGAATCGGCTTGGGTTTCTGCACGAACGACACTTGGACAGGTCGAGCTTGAGTGTGAGCCGCAATCATCAGTAGGGACTCCATCATTGCCTTGCTTGTGTAAAGGTTCGTCATACGGGACCTACGTCACGTCCGCCGTCGATCAGGTAGCGCTTCGGACCCTTCTTCTCCTGGTCATCCTTGAGTTTGACGTGCATTCTCCAACTGATCCCGTACTTCGGGTTGACCCCGTGAAAGAGTTGGGTAGGCTCGCGGTAGCCAGCCAGGGCGTTGTAGGAAAATGCGTCTGTGCCTACCCACGACCCGTTGACTAGCATCTCACCGTCCATGTCTGACAGCGTGCTTGCGGTATGGTGGTGCCCCACGGCGAAGTAGCGAGGCCGCTGGCCCGTCATAGCGCCCAGCGCGATCAATCCCTTCTGGCGTCGAACCATTCCATACCAAGGCAAGCCCAGGTTCCCCTTCACGTCGTCGCCGTGGCTGACCGAGAAGCCCACCCCGTTAATGAGCACGTTCGCCGACCAGGCGTCGGGGATCATAAAGTTGACGTTCGACAGGCCACGGCAATGGAGGTGGGCGATCTCCGCAACCAAATAGTCCCAGTTCTCTTGAGCCCCGAGGTAGTCCTTCTTCACCGACCGGCGGCCGTGGTTTCCGGCGAGATACAGCACGTTCACCTGGCCAAAGTGGGCCGCCAGATCGCGGAACATCAAGGCGTGCAACTGCCCAATCGCCAAGCAGTTGCGAAACTGGTTCCGGTAGTAGGACCGCTCGCAGGCCCGGTGGATTTCTCCACTGGTGTGATCCCCGTAGGCCAGCACCCACAACGTCGGGAAGTGGAAAGTGGGTGCGAGCGTGTTTTGGGTCCAATCGAGGACCGTGTCCACGTAATGCTCGGCGCGGGCGCACGAGATGGGGAAATCGTACTGCTCAAGACCGCCAACCGCCTCGGGTCGCACCACTTGATCGTGGTGGCCGTCGCTAAGGTGTAGGACGCAATCCTCGACGATCTGCCCCTTGGCCTTCGTATTAAAGGTGGCGGGGAGTGCCGAAAACGGCTTGATCCTCGTGTCCATTTCTTTCGTGATCGCCTTGAACAACCCGGCAACCTTTGCCCCTGCCTTGACTTTGATGCGCTCCCGGTTGCGCTCCTCGGTCAAGTGGACGACCTCTGCCTCCAACTCCAGGATGCGCTCGTTGGTGGGGTCACACTCGCCCACGGGCTTGTGCTGACCGCCCTGTTGCTTCGGGCACGGCTCTCCATCCGGCCAGGGAACGTCCTTGTGCGCCCGGCCCGTGGCAATATCCGAGATAATCGAGCGGCCAACCTTGAACCGCTTGGCAAGGGCGGGCTGCGACGTGCCGCCACCCAGCAATCCCTTGATTTCCGTGACTTGTTTCTTGGTCAACTTCATTGTTGGGTTCACTTTATGACCTGATGGCGGCGATGATCTTGCGGATAGCCTCGATGACGACCGAACAAGGGCCTGTAATCGCTGACTCGGTTCCATCCGTAAGCTGGCAGGGTTCGCGCATGTTCCAGTGCATAGGCACGGGCACGGCCGGATTTACCGCCCACTCAACGTGCATTTTCTTCGCCCACTCAACCATCCGGCGAGCGGGGACGACGAAGTTCAGCCCGGCCCCACAACCACGCACCAACAGACCGATGCAACGTCCGTCACGCAGATAGACGCCACCGCCGCTGCTTCCGGGGGAGCCTATGCAGGAAGTCTGGTCGAACATCTTGCCCGTGTGGAGAAGATCGCGGTCTGTCTGAGAGACAATGCCCTGGCTCGTGGAGTCGTAGAGGCCGAGTGTGCAGCCGACGTGAACCAGCGGGGTGCCAACCGAGAGGGTATCGGTTACAAAGGTCGCGGAAACGTCGGCAGGAGCGAAGTTGTCCTGCAAGACTTCCAGCAGCGCCAGGTCATCGCCCGCATCGGGATCGCTGTATGCGATGACCTTAGCTTCGACGCGCGTGCTGCACTTAAACTTGCCGTTTTCCCGCCATTCCTGGTAGATGATGGGATTGCTGAAGGTGCCGTCCTCACGCCTCAAACTCTGAACAACGTGCCCAGCGGTCCACACGAAGGTTCTTCGCACGTCGCCGACCTGGCGTGTAACCAGGACGCCCGTGCCACAGCCGTGCCCAATATCCACCCGCACGGTCAACTCTTGCAATCGCGGATAGGGGACGGCCGTAAGCAAGCGCATCATCACGTTCTCGTCCGCATTGATGCGACGGTTGATCGAATCAAGCCGGGCGATAATCTGCGGCGATGGCCGGACGATAATCTGCGGCGATGGAAGATTGACGATCTGGTTGACGATAACACCGCCAAAGATCAGGGACACCGTGAGCAGGATTACTGCGGTACAGGTTGCTCGGAAACCGTTCATTGTTGCCTCTTCAGGTAGAAGTTACTTGCTTTCCTCAACGACCAACTCACCATCGCCAACATCCTGCCAGTCGATGCCCTTCATCACCTCACCCATCGTGAGTAATTCCAACTGGCGATTTTCCTGAATCACGTCAAGGACTCGCTGGTCCGTTGGCAGATGAATCAGGTCCACGATCAACAGGCCGGGGTTGTCTTTGCCGAGTGACTGGATACGTGCCGCCGCTTGAGTCCGGTACTCGGGCTTGAAGCTGTTGCTCCAGAAGACGACCATGCGGCTCTCACGGAGCGTGAGACTCATGCCGCCGCTCTCGGGGTGCGAGACAAAGGCAACACGCTGGTGATCTTCGAGGTTGGCCCAGTAGTCCAGCGCCTCCTCGTCCAGCACCACGTCGCCGTTGACCTTCGTCACCAGCCAGCCACGGCCGTCACACCGCACGACATCCCAGCCTTCCTTGCGGCACAACCCGGCCACGCGATCCACGCTGCCGGTGAAGCCGGAGAAGATCACGATCCGCCCCGTCTCCTCGCACTCTTCCAACAGCCCACGCAGGGCCTTGTCCTTCGGACAGGGCACCTCCCTGGCCACGCGCTTGGTCTTCGTGACCTCACCCTTGCCGTTGCATTGCGGACAAGGAATGGACCGCTTTTGCAGGCGGCGAACCAAGTCCTTGTCGAGCATGTCCACGGCCTGGAAGGTCCGCTCCTCGTCCGAGGGATCGAACCACTCCTCGACGGTTTTGGTGCCGTGACAATGCGTACACTGCATCATTCCATCGGGGATGTCCCGGTACTGGAAACCATCGCTCAACTCGCGTGCCCACGTTAGGCCGGTGATCGTGTTGGGAGCCGACTCAACCAGGGCCTTGGCCACACGCAGCGTGCTGGCAGTGGGCCTGCAGGTGATCCGCCGGAACGTCTTCGTCGGCAGTTCAACGCAGTCCTTCAAGTGCTTGATGATGACCAAGCCTTTGAGGCGTTCGTAGAGATAGGACACCTCGTTCACGCTCGGCTCGTAAATATGGTAGTCACCGGCCTCGGCCGTGTGCGCGCCCTCGGCCTCAAGCTGACCGCAGTGTTTGCACTTCAGTTCGTCGTCCAGCCAGGCCGCCCGCTTGTTGAACACGCCGGCCTCAAATTCATGTTTCTTCATAATGGCCAAGCGGGCTTCGAGCGCCTTCTGCGAGCCCTCTTTAATGAAGCCTGGCCACGCAATCTCGCATTGACGCCACCAGTCAAGCGGGGACTTCGGCGAGGGTGTCCCGCTCATTTCGATGACGTACCCATCGAAGCCGTACTTGTCCCGGACCATGTCGGCTAGGGTCTGCAAGGCGAGACTGCGCTGCGAGTGCTCGCCCTTCGCGCGGCTCGATTCATCAACGATGACTCCCTGCGGAACCGGGGCACCCGTCTCCCACTCGTCGATGATCCGCACGAGGGCATCGTAGGTCATCATCTCGATCTTGATGGACGGGTCGCTGTTCCATTTTTTGAACTCGCGCCGCATGTTCGGCAGGCTTGTCTTGGGGCCAATCCACCACCATTCCTTGATGCCGGATCGCTCCATCACTTCCTGGGCAGCGAGTGTCTTTCCCGTCCGCATCTCGGCTGCCATGATGCCGTAGTGGAAGGTCAGGAAATGGTCGGCTAGGTCGCACTGGTGCGCCATGAGTGGGCGGGTGTAAACGTGCTTCACGACCTCGCGGTCGAACCACGCATACACGTCGTTACCCGCGAGGTAGCCAAGCTGAAAACGATTGCGCTGGCAGTCGGCAACACTCCACACCATGCGTTTCGGCTCTTCATAGCCGTGCCACTTCGACCCCGCCATCGACTTGATCTCGTCCTTGAGCGCGAATGGAGACTTGAGAAACCAAATGCGCCCGTCCTTCTTCTCAATCGTGGCCGACGATTGAACCAACGTGCCGCCCGCCGAGCGATGTATCAGCTTGATGTCTTCGATCATTTACGTTTGTCTTCCAGGTAGTAGGTGTGATCTTGTAGTGGGTAGTTCTCGAAGTCTTTCCAGACGTTCAATCCAACCGCCTCGAAGAGACTCATTACACAGTTGAAGAATGCCCGCACGTTCGACTGGCTCTCACGAGCAGCGCCCGAGGCCACCGCGTTCTTCCACTGAGCAAGCGTGCCGGTAATCACTGCCAACTCGACCCCACGCATCTGTGTATCCGTCACGACAAACGGCATCCCTGCCGACATCTGGAGGATGTCGAGCATGTCCCGGTCGTCGGCCGCTACCAGCACGCTAAACGAAACGTGCGTCAGCAGATTAGGCGCAAAGCCGGCTGTTTTACGGTCTTTTAGCGCTGCCAAGCACGCCAGGAACCTCTCAGCCTCCGGTAGCTCAATCGGGCTCGCATCGACGGTCTCCGAAGGACTGTAGCCAAGTATCTGCTGGCTCAGACCCAGGAAGGTGCCGAAGTCGATCGCGGGTGTCTGAATTAGAATTGCGCTGGGTGTCATAGTATTAAGGAGCGCTGTCGGGACTCGACCCGGCCGTAGATTCGTAGTTTCTACAGGTGGCCTCTTCAGCGCGCGGAAGCCTGGCCATGATGCGCATACGAGGCGCACCGGGTATGTTTAGCGAGCCCGAGACTTACGCGAGTCTTCGGGAGCCTTTTCCACTCCACCCGACTTGGGCGTGAGGAACTTGCTGATCTCTTTGACGACGACCTCGTTGGACGGCACGCGAGCAAAGGGGACGCTGCACTTCACCACCACGGGAACGTGCCACGAGAACCCAGAGCCCTTGGCCTCCGCCAAGCGAATCTTCAGCGTCACCGGAAGCGGGCCGTGGGGAGCGAGCCCCTCGACCTTCTCGCCAGCCGCTTCCTTGCGGTCAATGTCGGCCTGCGTGAGCCGCATGTAGGCGAACACGTTCTTGGCCTCGGGGCGGTGGGACTTCGCACCGAAGAAGACTTCCAGAAATTGGCCCGTCGAACGCTCCAAGACAAGGAAGCTGATGCCGTGCTGGCACTTGGATTCCTTCTCGTTCGACTTGGCGGCAATCGCCTTGAACGTCGGCGACTTCTCGTCGTAGGACACGATGATGGCCGACTTGTCGGCCATGTCCAGGGCCTTCGGACGCCGGGCCAAAGGAATCACGTCGATAGATTCGCCCAGGTCGTCGATCCGCTCGTCGTTCTGGGGAATGCCCCAGTGACCGGGCCTAATCTTGCCAGTGTCAATCGGTTTGCCCTTGGTGTAGAGCTTGATGTACTTGAGGAAGTCGCCACCCTTGGCAAGCTCGGTGAAGGCTTCGTCACTGCCAAGCTGAACGGAAGGAAGTTGGTCGAGATTCATGGTCATCAAAGCGTTGTCAGACATGCTGCGTCCTCGGGGATAGAGAAGTGTGAGAGAGAAAAGCGAAAGGTTCACATATAAAAGACTTCCGAAACGGACTTTTTGGCCAAATCGTGAAAAATAATTTAGGCGTGCAAATAAAGAATCTCTGAGCGATTTGGCCAAAACACCGTTTTCGGGAGTCTTTTATATGTGAACCTTTCCCTTAAACGAGGATCACATGCCGACAGTCAACGAATCCCTTCGCCTCTACTTGCAAGCACAACTGCCGCGTCACAACGGCAGGGACCTGCTGGAGCGCGTCCTGAGGCACCTACCCAACATGGAAATCCAGGTCAACGTGGCGGCCGGCGACGGGGAACCCGTAGCAGGTAAGCGGAACACGTACACGGATGGCCTGAATCAGTGGTGGAACATCCGCATCCCTAAGAACGCCGACACGGTGCCCGAGTGGCGTGACTACCCAATAACGTGGCCGCTCGATCTGCACGCGGAAGGCATTGGCGCAACGGGCTGGGACTACAAAGCCAAGCGGTCCCGCTGGGAAGGCTTCGACGTAGACAGTATTACTGGGCACGCAGCCGGGACTGGCATCACCGACGAAGAGTTGGAGAAAGTCAAGGCCGCCGCCGAGGCGCTACCCTACGTGGAAGTCCGCAAGAGCACCAGCGGCCGAGGTCTCCACTTCTACGTCTATTTCTCCGGTGACGGCATCCCAACCGAGAACCACACCGTTCATGCTGCCCTGGCACGTTGCATCCTTAGCATGATGTCGTCGGCCACGGGCTTCGACTTTGCCAGCCAGGTTGACGTATGCGGTGGCAATATGTGGATATGGCACCGCAAGGCAACCAAAGAGAATGGTGGTCTCGCCCTTATCAAGGCCGCTACGCAGGAATTGACGGCCGCAGACCTTCCGACCAACTGGCGGGACCACATTGAAGTCGTGACACGTCGTCGGGCCAAGATTCGCCTTGGGGCGGTCCCGGCTGGCCAGGAAGACCCGTTCGACACGCTCGCCAGTAGCCGGCGGTCGGTTCCTCTCGACGACTCGCACAAAGCAGTGATCGAGGAACTCATACGTTCCGGCTTTTCTACGGTCTGGGTGCCGGACTACCACCTCCTGCAAACGCACACCAAAGCGCTACAGAAGCTACTCGATAACCCGGAGAAGCGGGCCAGTTTGAAATTGAAGGGGTACTTTACAACCTTGTCCGAGGGGCGCGACCCCGGCACTTGCAACTGCTTTGCCTTCCCGCTGGAAGACGGGGCCTGGAAGGTGTACCGATTCTCGGCCGGTACGAATGAGACCGAGATGTGGGAGCAGGACGGGAACGGGTGGACCAACTGCGAATTCAATAAGTTGCCCGATTTGAAAATGGCCTCGAAGGCGGGCGGCGGCCTCGAAGCCCCGAACAACGGCGGCTACGTCTTCCGCACGGCCAAGGATGCTGCCAGCGTCGTTGAGGTGCTGGGGCAGAGGGTCAAGATTCCCGAAGAGTTGGAAGAACGGGAAACCCGTCTGAAAGCCCAGAAGGACGGCCGGCTGGTCATCAGCGTTGTAAAGAACCGCGACGAGATTGCGCCTGAAGGATGGCTCACCGAGAAGAAGGGATTCACCCGAGTGCTGAACATCAGGGCCGAGATGAAGGCCCAGGAGAACGAGGACAGCTATTCCGAGTACGACAAGATCGCCCGCTTCCTGGTGCTGGATCGAACCAAGAGCGCCG